TAATTTACGCAATACATACGCAAGATATTTATCTTGGTATATTAATTGCAACTGGTGGAATTACTTCAATGTATGTGGGGTTGCCACAATGAAACATCCATGTCAGGGTCCGCATTGCCATAGATATTCTACAAAGGACCGATTTAATAGAAAGCTTAAAAGACTTAAAGGACGTAACGCTTATCATAATATGGATATGAATGGTGTATATTCAATCTTCTGCACTACTGGTTGTCAAAATGATTGGATTAGTGAGAACGTACAAAACATCGTGAACCAACGACCAATTACATTTAATCGCGAGCGTAAATTTAGTGAACAGACGTATCATATAACTGAGGGGGGTTGGTTAAGGAGAGATGGGGATTGACAATGAATAGATAATAGGATAATATAGGATATAGAAAGGACATATATATGGAAAAGAAAAAACCAAAATACAAGGTTCACGTTTGGAAAGCTGATGAGGATAATACAGAGTTAGTATTTGATGCACCAGCTAAACCAACATTAGAACAGCTATATGAATTAATTGGCTGTAGGTTGGTGGAACGTGTATCGGGCTATGACAAGTCTGTATCGAACAGAACGTTTGATATATGGATTGATGAGGAAGGTAAGTTCAATAGCCCAATTAAAAACGTACGTGCAACTAATGCGTGGTTCAGATGGATGCACAGAACTGGCCATGTAAATATACCAGGTGATTACATTACTGGCACAACAGTTTGTTACAAAAAGATATAACAATCACAGGTTGTGGCG